CTTAAGACTACATCATTTATGAGTGATGAACAGTCGATACGAAATATCGTATCAGCGATAAAAGCTGAATTACCGTCTAACGACGCTATTGTGCAAATTTGCACAAGCCTCCTCCGCGGTTGCGATTACACGCGGGGTGCTAACGGTAAAATTACCGTTGAAAAGCGTTATGCCGTAAATTACGGCATCATCGACCGTTTATCACGGAAGGACGCCAAATCCTTTCGTCGGTTGATCGCTCGGGACAATGCCCGAAACGAAAATTTCGTTACGAAGGTGACACCACCCTCAGATCGTATATACGATCTTGCGCGTGACTCCTGGGGAGCATTTGCTAGTACGGTCGTCCTACATCCGGAGTTCGACCTACAAAAGTCAAGCTTTGACTTTCACTTATATGAATCTATTATGTCATATAAGGTTTGGTTCTTCAAAATGGCGTTTTTAAACATCCATGAGAAGACCGAGGATTGCGGATGCGAAATTCGCTCCGAAATCCACTGTCCAAATTTGGTCAGGGCTATTAATAGCCTTAAGGGGCTCTCCAAGTGGATAGTCTATTACGGGTCTATAAAACCCGTTGACGCCGAGGAGGCCCCAGGTGTAGATTACACCTTGCCGGGACAGCTACCAAGTGTAGCTTACCAGATCTTGGGCTGGTATGGTGGCCATCTATCCCGGTGGCGCACCCCCCACAAATTTGTTGGGATCTTTCCGGGGCTTACTGATCCGGAAAGGAAATCCATAATTTTAGGATTAGCGCAAATGAGCACCTTTGGGCGCGCGCTACCAACACCCCCTGACTATTTTTGTCGGGAGGAGCTGGAGAGTGTCATTGAACACTTATCCGGAGTTCCGGATTATCCAGGAGAGATGGATGACATCTTCTGGAACCAAGCGAATTCGTTTGGACGGCGAATCGGGTTAGCTCTCGATCGACCGATGGGACATACCCATACCTCAACTTCGGCTTCGGCCTGTTTTGAGGCTACGACTGAAGAAGGGGGATCTGCGGGGTATCTAGTAAGCGAGATACGCCGATTTGCCTTCACTCCAGTCAATCGATTTTTCGATTACTACACCTTTCAGGGTAGTGAGTCGAGTCTCTACGACCCCTTTGGTCGGGAGATTTTTGGTCCGGCTCGGACCGAGAAGAAACTCGGTATGGCTGCCTTTGGCAGTCTCGCGTATCGCGACTCCCCTCGCATTTCAAGCGATAAGGGTAAGATCCCCGTCAATGAAGACTATGTCATTCATTTGATGGGCATATTCGGTCATTCGACCGAAGATATCTCCGACATTAAGACCCTTCTTAATGAGAATCTCGGAGATATAGTCCTTATTTGGGCTTGGTTCAAGGCCATGGAGTATGGGTCTTTCTCCGGTCTTGCGAACCAACTCGACTGTGATCGAGTTCCAGAAAATATCTGGCATACCCTTCGGTTTCCAGGCCGAACGGGTAAAGCGACATTTCGCTGCAGGATCGACTCGCTTGAATGTGAGGGAACCTGCCTTCGCGCCGACCTGTTCATTCAGGAACAGTTAGGCGTGACCGTAAAAAAACGGTATGCTTCACCCTACCCTTGGGAGGATAAAGTATATAACATTGAAGACTTCAATGTACGAGATTTTGCACTTTTTCTTGTAGACCGGGCGAATGCCTCGGGTGCTAATCTCGACTTAGACTCCCTGCGTATAAAAACGCGGGAAGTTCTACACGGAGGTTTCCGTGTGAAGAGGGGCCAGCTATTACCCTTCTTTATCGATCCAAGTCCGAAAGTTTGGACCCAGGATCGTGAGGTAGAATGTAGCCTCATGGTTCTTGCTGAGCCTGGATTCAAAGCAAGAGCCTTAACCAAAAATCCTGTTTGGTTGACCATCCTACAATCCACATGTAGGCATATGGTCGCAGACGCATTTAGTCTGGATCCGAGACTTGGATTAGGTCTTGAATCATCGTACGTACTTTGGGATCTTCTCAAGGTTGTACGTAGGGAAAATGAACCCTATCGGATTTCTGTCAATACCGATCTAAGTAGATCGACGGACAGAATCCCTATGACCTTAATAAGGTCAATGTGGTCTGGCTTCATAGCTGGAATCACAGCTACCGGCAAAGCCGGTCCACTCGGTGTATACCGAAATCTTATCTGTGTGGACCATTCGGTCTACGTCGATAAGAACACTCAATTTGAGCGTGTGTTCTCCCAAATGTGTGGATCATTTATGGGCGAACCTATGTCATTTATGACATTAAGTCTTTATAACATATGTTGCCAAGAAGTTGCATCCCTGGCACGTTATCAAGGACTTATGGTGGGAGAGATCCTAAAGGTCGACCAAACCGATCAGGACCCCCGCGCTTTCGAAACTTCGAAAGACGCCATCGTCGGAGACGATGGTCTTCGTTTAACAAACGACACCCAACTTGGGCTTTATACACGAAATGTGTATATACTTACTAACGGTTCCCT